GCGGCAACTCGATCCTGTTCTCGCGCAACTACGACGGGCAGGGCATCGGCTCGCTGGCCGTGGGCTCGACCATTGTGGTCCGCAACCCGACCGCGCCGGAAGGCGACGAGCACGCGGGGCTGCACACGGCGCGGCTGGGCAACCGGCGCGCGAACACGTGCGGGTACTACAAGATCGAAATCGGGGCGACCGGGACCGCGGAGGGCGTGAACCTCTACGGCCTCGACTCCTACGAGAACGCCCGCGCGAAGATCCTGCGGGAACTGCCGGCCATCCTCGAGGCGGACGTCCTGACGTCCAACTGGAACGGCACGAACTCGCTGGGCACGGCGACCGTCACCCGCACCATGCAGGGGATCCGGCCGCAGTTGACCGCGATCAACTCCTCGGTCCAGGACAACAGCTTCACCGCGAATCCCCACACCTACATCGGGGACGCGATGATGAACGCCTTCAACGCCGGCGCGGCGACGACCGAGACATGGGGGATCATCGCGGGCGCGCAGTACTTCCGCGACATCTCGAACCTGAACGACACGAAGGTGCAGGACAGCAACGTGTCCGAGCTCTTCAAGCGCGTGATCCGGAACTACACGGGTCCGTTCGGGCAGTGCACGGTGTTCCTGAGCCGCGCGCTGGCCGCCCGTGAAGCCCTGATCGTGCCGCGGGAGCGCATCCGCGTCCTCCCGCTGCAGAGCCGCAACTTCAACTACGTCGAGATGGGGAAGAGCGGCGACAACCGGAAGGGTATGGTCGTCGGCGATTACGTCTGCGAAGTGTTCCACCCGTCGGCGATGGCGCGTCTGCGCACCAACTCACCGGCGTAAGACCCACCTGACGAGGGGCTGGGCCTGCGGGTCTAGCCCCTCGGGTTCGTCTCTGAGGAGACACATGGGCCACGAGCTGATTGCGGAGTTCTGTCGGGCGCACACCTTTCAAGACAATTTTCTACGCCGCTGCCAGCGCGTCTTTCGGGACGAAGTGCAGCCGCAACTCGACGAGCGCGAGACCTTGCTGGCGGAGAACGCCACGCTGAAGGCGCAGCTCGAGCAGCTCCAGGCCAAGGCGACGCGGAAGCGCGCGGAGGCGGTGCAGGTATGACCTCGGCCGCCTACGATCCGTGGTCCGCGTGTCTCAACTACCTCGCCACCTACTGCGGCCAGCATGCCGGCGCGTACGCCCCTGAGACGAATCGGCGCTACGCCCAGGTGCTCTGGCTCTTCGCCGAGTGCATCGCCGCGAAAACGATTCTGGAGATTGGCGTCGGACCGACGGCGGTCTCGGGCTGCACGTTCATCCACAACATGGCGCAGCGCGGCGGCGGCCACCTGGTGTCGGTCGACATCGACCCGTCACGGCCCTTGCCCGTCTATCGCGAGCTCGCCTCGCAATACGGGGTGGCGTGGACCGTGGTGCATGGCGACTCGTTGAAGGCGGAGATCCCCCTCCATCACGACAGCGTCGACCTCCTGTACATCGACGGGGACCACGATGCCGCCCATGCGAAGGGCGACCTCGAGCGGTATCTCCCGTACCTACGGCCTGGCGGCTATCTCCTCATCGACGATTTCCCCCCGCAGAAGGGGATTGGCGAAGGCCGGATCGCGATTGACTCGATGGTCCCCGAGCTGATCCACATCGCGCACGACGCGCCGCACGGCAACGGCCGCCTGGTGTGGCAGAGGCCACTCCCGTGGTGAGGCTGTCCTGGGCGTTCATTGTGGACTCGGTGCCGTTCACGAAGGCGGTCATCGCTGGCGACACCTCACTGGGCGGGTCTGAATCGGCCTGTCTCGGGCTCGCGCGGGCCTTGTCGGGACGTGGGCACGATGTGCACATCTTCACCACGCAGCTCGCCGAGGACGCGCACGGCACGGATACCGCGGGCGTTGAGTGGCACGGCTACGACGAGTTCGCCACGATGAATCAGTTCATCGAGTGGGACGTCGTCTGCCCCTTGCGCATGTTCGCGGCCTACAGCCCGCACACCGTGTACGCGCGGATGCGTCTGCTGTGGAATCAGGATCTGCTCGTACCGGGCCAGATGCAGTCCGGCGTCATGTCGGTCGCGTGGGCCTACGACCATCTGTGCTACGTCTCGGACTATCACCGGTCGCAGTGGGAACAGCTCCAGCCCGAACTGAAGGGCATCGGGTGGGTGACGCGGAACGGCTTCGACCCCGCTCATGTACCAACGTCGGCGGCGAAAGATCCGAACAGGATCATCCACATCAGCCGGCCGGAACGCGGGCTGGGGCCGTTGCTCGCCATGTGGCCCGAGCTCAAGAAACAGCATCCACAGGCGACGGTGCGTGTCTGCCGCTACTCGTCCATGTACGACCAGGGGCCGGGGAGCTGGACCGACGTGTGCCAGCAGTGGGACGCGAAGCTGAAGGCGGTTAACGAGGCCGTGGGTGGCATCACCTACCTTGGCGAGCTGAATAAGTTCCAGCTCTATCAGGAAATCGCCGAGGCGGCGGTGATGTGGTACCCGGGCGTGTCGTCGTTTGCGGAGACGAGCTGCATCGCGGCCATCGAGGCGCAAGCCTGCGGCACGCCGTTCGTCGGGTCGTACCGTGGCGCCCTGCCGGAAACCGTGCCAGGTGGCGTGTTGATCAAGGGCGACCATCGCGCGCCGGAGTATCAGCAGGCCAGCATCGCGGCGGTCATCGACCAGCTCGAGCAGTGCGCAAAGCACTCCTTTGACTACCGCAAGAGCCAGACGGAGGGCCGGAAGTTCGTCGCAGCGCATCACACCTACGCCGTGCTCGCCGAACAGTGGGAGACCCAGGTTGAGGCGTGGTTCACGGAACGCTACGAGGCGAACAAGGTCCGCGTGATGCGGCAGCTGCTCCACGAGGACGATCACGTCGCGGCCAAGATGGTGGCGACCGAGATTCTGCAGGAGAAGACGCCTGCGAGCGACGAGGCTGGCAAGGCGAACGACTTCTGCCGCCACGTCATCGCCGGCAAGGATCACACCGCTGAGCAGTATGGGGAAGCGGCGATTCAGGATCCGCTCGTCGAGGCGGAGATGTCGGGGCGGTTTAAGCTCGTCGTGCCGATCTTCGAGAAGTCCACGAAGGTGCTCGACGTCGCCTGCGGCAATGGCTCGTTTGCGATTTCGTTGGCGCGGGCCCACCCGCACATCCACGTACACGGGCTGGACTATTCGGCCAAGAATATCGAGCATGCCAAGGACGGAGCCGAACGGGCTGGCGTGGGCGACCGTTGCACGTTCGAACAGTGCACGGTGTACGACTTCGACGTGCAGACGTTACACGCCGATTGGCTGGCCTGGGCCGCTGGGCAGATGCGCGACTTCGACGGCCTCTTCGTCGGCGAGTTCGTCGAACACGTCGGTAACTACCGCGCCCTGATTGACGGACTGGAAGAGGTGCTCGTCGACGGCGCACAGGTCGTCTACACCTGTCCGCACGGCGCCTGCGCCGAGCTCTACCCGAAAGGCCCGCACGCGGTCCCCTTGCGCCGGGGTCATGTGCACCGGTTCCACCATGACGATCTCCGCGCCGTGTGGGGGCCGAAGGCGCACTTCTGGGCCGACTACCTCGCGGGAGGCGTGACCGAACGCGGGTCGCCCCTCGGCAACTGGCTGATCCGCTACACGAAGGAAGCCGGGCGCGCGTGTGGATTCCGTCCGCTCGAGGCCCGCATCCGCAAGACGCGGCCGTATCAGAAGCTCACGGTCGGGATGATCGTCAAGGACGCCGAAAACGACCTCGGGCGGTGCCTCTGGAGCATTAACAAGATCGTCGATGAACTGATTGTGGGGGACACGGGCTCGACCGACGACAGCCAGAAGATCGCGAAGAGTTACGGCGCCACGGTCATGGACCTGCCGGACGTCGCGGACCATCCCGACGGATTCGCCGGCGCGCGCAACACCGTGCTGGCCCAGTCGACCGGCGATTGGTTCCTGTGGATCGACGCCGACGAACAGTTGATCCAGGCGTACTGGCTGCGCCGGTACCTCGAGGGCGCCGTGTTTAACGGCTTCGTGATTCCCCAGACGCACCTCTACCTCGATGCGGCGCCGACCGCCGACATCCCGGTTCGGGTGTTCCGGAACACCGGGCGGATTCAGTTCTACGGCTGCATTCACGAGCAGCCGCAGGACGGCGATGCCAACGGCGACATCCATCCGACACTCCAAGTCGGTGACGTGAAGATCGCGCACACCGGGTACCTGACCGAAGAGGGCCGGGAAAGCAAGCGCGTCGAGCGCAACCTGCCACTGTTGATTCGTGATGGGAAGGTCTTCGGGGAGCGCGTGCTCTCGAAGGTGCTTCAGATCCGTGAGGCGGTGATTCAGTCCGACCATCATCGCGCCCGGCACGGCGGGCAGATGACCACACGGGCCCAGGAAGGCTACGCGCACGCGATCCAGATGTTCGTCCAGCACTTCGACGATCCGGGCCACAAGTACCACAAGCTCGCACGCCCCTGGTACGAAGGCGCCCTGCGGCATCTCGGCATCGGCTGGGAACAAGAGATCGCAATGGCCGGCAAGCAGGGCGGTATGAACGGCCACCAGGCGCGGCCTGAACGGCTCTGGGTCAGAGACGGCGCCGAATACACCCGCCTGATGGCGTTCAAGGTCGAGCAGATGGCGAAGGGGATGACGCCCGTCGTCTTCGTCACCGACCCGGATGATCTGCGGCCCGTCGCACAGCGGGAGGAAATCAGCGCATGAGCTGGCACCCGAACGACCTCGTCACCGATGCCGATCTCCGCGACTACGAAGCGGCCGTCGTGGAGGGGTTCGGCCAGACCACCTGGCAGGGCAAGCGGACGAAGGCGCTCGAAGACTGGCTGTTCCCTATCCTGAAGAGCCGTGGCTTCAACCCGCACAAATTGCGGACGCGCTACGACGTGGACGCGGCCTTTGCGTACACGGCGAGCGCGTACACCGACCGCACGGGCGTGCTGCAGGACTCCACCACTGACGATCTGAATCTGGCGACCCTCTTCGCCACCCCGGCGAGCGATGCGCTCTACATCGGCTCATCGCAGCCGTTCCTGGGCATGTTCTGGCGCCTGCTTGATACCGTGTCGACGGCGGCCGGCGTGATGTCCGTCTCCTACTGGAACGGCAACTGGGAACTGTTGACCATCGACGACAAGACGATCCAGACCGCCGGCAAGACGCTGTCCTCGGGTGGCTCGGTGACGTGGCTCCTGCCCGTGGACTGGATGACGCGGGTCGTCAACGGCTCGGCGGCGCTCTACTGGGCGAAGGTGGTCCTCTCGGCGACCCCAACATCAGCCTTGGCGAGTCAACTGTCGGTGATTCGCGCGTCGAGTCTGCGCGCGCCGGCGGCCTTCCGGACGCTCCAACTCATCATGGCCGAAGCGCCGACGGGGGCTGAAGGGCCGTGGCGCGAGAAGGCGGAATTTTACAAGCAGGAAGCCGATGACGCGCTCTCGCGGGCGCTCCAGATTGTCGGCGGGGAGTTCGACACCGACGCCAGCGATACAGTGAGCCCGGACGAAGCCGCGCAGACCTCGGAAGAGGCGGGCGGCGGCCCGTGGGTGCTCGAGCGCGCATGACGGCCGACGTCATCCTCGATCGCATTGCGTCCGTTTGTGCGGGGACGCCGTTCGAGTTTCACCAGGCCGTGACGCCGTTCTCGTTTGACCTGCAGCCATCCGGCCAGGTCGATCGGGTGTTCCGGCTGGAATACGGCGACGGCCCGATTCTCGGCGGGTTCAACTTCGCCGAAGAGCGAAACGACCGCGTGACGATCTGGGTGGCGCGCAAGTACAACGGGGACGCGCCGGCGGCCTACAAGGCGCTCGTGACCGACGCGACCAGTCTGCGGGCCTCGATCATTCGGGATGGGATTGTCGACTCGGGCGAATACTTCGTGCCCGACGACGGGAACGCGCAACAAATCGTACGTCAACCGAACGCCGAATTTGCGGTGCTTCGGCTGCAGTTACCAGTGAATTACGAAGTGACGATCTAGGAGACGAACATGGCATCGATTGGACAGACCGGCCGTTCGATGAAGTTCGCGTTCGCCAAATACGGGACGAACTCGTGGGGCGTGGCGGCGTCGGTGACGAAGGGCCATCACTTCGACAGCGATGGCAACCTGCAATACAAGGTCGCTCGGATCACCGACAACGCCTTCAACCAGGCGTTTCTCGGGCCGTCTGACCCCGGCCTCGTGGAGGCGCCGGAATTGTCGTTGACCGGCCGAACGCGGTACGACGATTACGCGCACGTGCTCGAAGCGTGCGCGATGGGCTCGCCGGCGACGGTCGCGATCTCGACCTCCGCCGCAGGCCAGACCACCTCGTGGACGCACCAGATTGATCTCGCTGATGTGATCGACGGGCTCGGCGTCACGCTCGCGATCGACAAGAACCAGTTCGTGGAAGAACTGACGAGCGCCAAAGTGCAGGGGTTTGAAATCACGCAGGAAGACAATGGCGCGATGAACACGATGTTCAAGTTCCTCGGCAGCAAGCCGACGAACATCTCGTCAGTGAACATCAATTCAACGCTCGCGGGGGCGACCTACCCAGGGTTCACGAACCGCGCCGTGCAACAGCAGGGCGTGTTCCGGATGAACCTGAACTCGGGCGGCGCCTTGGCGGCGGGCGATGCCATCAAGGCGCAGTCGATCCGGTTCGCCTTCGACCGGCCGCAGGATGCGCCACACGTCTACAGTCAGGACTTCGTGGACGAGCCGGCCGACAACGGGCACCCCACGTTCGAGATCGAGGTCCAGTACCCGCGCATGAACACGGTCAGCGCGAACTCGCTCTACAACGCGCTCCGCTCGGGGACGGCGTTCAAAGCGGACTGGACGTTCTCGGGGGCGTTCATCAACTCGACCGACCAGTACAAGATTCTGTTCCAGTTCCCGTACCTGCAATTCACGGACGACGGCTGGATCGGCGCCACGCAGGGTGCGGAGCAGGTCAAGCCGGTGGCAAAGTTCCGGCCGGCCTTGGCGCCGACCTCGCCGACCGGCATGGCGTTTGTGCGGCCGTTCCGGCTGACGCGCATCATGGTCAATTCGGTCAACGCGTTCGCGTAAAGGAGATCCCGTGTCGTTTCTGACCATCATTGAAGACGATCAGACGTTCGAATATTCGCCCCTCGAGCCCAGCACGGGCGAGCGCATGGACTCCGTCTTCGTGCTCCGCGTGTTGCCGGATGCGGAGCTGAAAAAGATTCGGGCGCGATGCATCAGGACGGTCTGGGAGCAACATCAGCGGATCGAGAAAATGGATGACCACCAATACAGCGCCGAGATTGTCGAGTACGCAATCGTCGACTGGCGGGGCGTGAAATCGGCGCGATCGGAGAAAGACCTGCCGTGCACGTCGGAGATGAAAGCGCGACTGCCGTCCGTGGTGAAGGGGGACATCATCCGCCTGTGTGGGGCGAAGGAGGCGGACGCGCACACGGTGCAGTCGGCGCAGGAAAAAAAACCCTCGAAACCTACCTCGACCTTGAGCAAGGTGAGCTGAAGCACGTCACCTGTTGCCTGCGGGCGACACAGGAGGAACTCGACCAGGAACCCGAGCTCTACCAGTGCGAGACCTGCGCCGTCCGGATCGCGCGGCAGACGTTGACGAGCGGCAATCTCCAGGCGCTCGAGGTGTACGACCTCTTAGCGCGGCGGGTGGTCGTGGACTTTCATCTTGAGCCGCTGGCGTTTGAATTATTGGGCTTGCGACTGACCCAGGATGAGGCCCGGAGCCTCTTCGAGCAGTTGCACGTGATTCACGAGTGCCGGTGTCCCGTGCCCACACATGGCTGACCTGAACATCCGGATCAATGTCGACGATGCGCAGGCGAAACGCGCCCTGGCGGACGTGGACCGTCAACTTGACGGGATTGCGGATTCAGGGGCCGAAGCGGGCAAGGGCGCCGACAACATGATGAAGGCCCTGCTCAAGACCGAAGGCGTGAAAGAAAGCCTGCGGCAGATCGAGCAGGGATTCCAGAACATCGCGAAGTTCTCCGGCAAGAGCCTCGAATCCTTCGGCGCGCAGGAATCGGCGATCAAGAAGCTCACCACGGCGCTGCAGGCGCAGGGCACGGCCACGCCGGCGGTGATCAAGCAGTATGAGGCCCTCGCCGCGACGTTCCAGAAGACGACCACGTTTTCCGACGAGCTGATCACCGAAATGCAGGCGTTGCTGACGCAGGTCGGCAATGTGATGCCGAAGCAAATGGGCGGCGCCCTCAAGGCGGCGACCGACCTCGCGGCGGGTTTGGACATTGACCTGAGAACAGCCACGATGCTCGTCGGGAAAGCCTTTGCTGGCGAGACAGGCACGCTGAAACGGTACGGCATCGTCATCGACGAGACGAAGCTGAAGACCGATGCCGCGGGCGCCGTCATGGAAGCGATCAACAAGAAGTTCGGCGGCCAAGCCCAGGCACAGCTCGACACGTACAACGGCAAGATGGCGAATCTGGGCAACCGGTTTGACGACTTCAAGGAACAGGTCGGCGAGACGATCGCGCGTGCCCTCACGCCGATTCTGAATCTCTTCGGCAAGCTCCCACAACCCGTCCAGACGTTCACGTTTGCCGTCACGACGCTGACCGTGGTCCTCGGGCCGCTCGTCGCCGGCGTCGCAGGCCTCATCGCCTCACTGGGCGGTGGTCCGATTGCGATGGGCTACCTCACTACGGCGACTGGCGCCGTCACCGGCGCGTTCTCCACGATGTGGGGGATGCTCAGCGGGTTGGTGATTCCCATCTTGGGCGGCGTCGGTCTCGCGATCGGCACGCTGATGGCCTTCTTCCCGCCCTTACAGGCGGCCATCGATGCGATCCGATTCATCTGGAAGAACTGGGATCAGATCAAGCCGATCGTCATGGGGGTGTACGACGCCGTAAAGCTCTACATGGTCGACAAGTTCAACGCGATCGTGGCGAGCATCCAGCAGAAGGTTGACGCCGTGATCGGCTTCTTCCAGAAGATGTACGACCAGGTGGTCGGGCACTCCTTCGTCCCGGACATGATCCGTGGCATCGGGACTGAGTTTTCCAAGCTCGGCGGCCTGATGGTCGCGCCGACGGAGCAGGCGACCGGGAAAGTCGCCCAGTCTTTTCAGCGGCTTTCCGACGGCGTGATCGGTGGTCTCGTTCGCGGGGATGCGAGGAGCGCGCTCGGTGCCGTCAAACAATTTGCGACGGAGACGGCCGCGTCACTACTGGAGATGATCCCGGTCGTCGGGCCGTTCCTCGCGAAGTTCGCGAAACCGATCGTAGACGGCCTCATCGTGATCGGCCAGAAACTCAAGGGCCTGTTCGGCGGGCCAGACGCGAAAGAAATTGCCGGGCGCGAAGTCGTCAAGGAGTTCGCCAAGAACATCGACCTTATGCTCACCAACGCCCAGAAAATCGAAGCCGGCAACGAAGAGTGGAAGAAGACGGTCATCGTCGTCCGCGATGCCTATCTCGCGATCGGGAAGACGGAACAAGAGGCCCTCGCTGATGTGAAAGCCATGTGGGAGGCGGAGAAGTATGGCGCCGACGCCGCGAAGGCCGCGGTGGATCGCATCAACGACGTGCTACGGCGCATCCCTCGCCCCGAGGCGCCGTGGTCGGATTGGCCCGATCCCCCCAAGGTGCCCGACTACGACGGCAACAACAACGAGGCCCATGCAGGCGGCCTCATCGGGACGCACGGACTCGCCAGGTATCACAGCGGCGGGTTGATGCCTGACGAGCGCGTCATCATCGGCCAGACCGGGGAAGGCATCCTCAATCGTCGCGCGATGGCGAACATGGGCGCGTCAGAGCTGCACGCGCGCAACCGCGGGGCCACGCCTGGCGGCGTCGTCAACCAAGTCACTGTGTACGCCAGTGGCGAGTACAACTCCCTCAGCGCGCGCCGGCGGCTCGGGCAAACGGTGCGCGACGTGCTTGATGGCGACATCCAATTGAAGCGGAAGGCCCGGGCGCGATGAGTCTCCAGGCCAGGTTCGGCGTCGCCCGGTTCGGTGCGTCCCGGTTTGGGTCGTTCTACCCGAACTTAGTGATCAAGATCAACGGCACTGACCGGGCGCGCTATGTTGTGCTGAACACGCTGCAGATCGAGCAACGGTTGAACGAGCAGCCCGATCGCGCCACGTTCATCGTACGCGACACTGTGACGCCGGCCGTGGGCCAGAGTGTCGTGATCGCGCTTGGGGGGGATTTCACCACCGGCACGCGGATCTTCGGCGGCACCATCGTAGCCTTTCGCCAGTTGCAGGGGCGGGCTGGAGAGGAACTTCGCTACGAACTCGATGCGATCGATTACACGTTCCTCCTCGACCGGCGACTGGTGACCGCGGAATGGACGGGCGATTCCGCCACTGACATCGCGATGGGGATCATTAGCGGCTACACGACTGGGTTCACCTACGGTCATGTCCAGAGCGGACTCTCCGCGATCGACTCGTTCCCCGCGACGAACGAACGACCCAGCACCTTGCTATCACGACTCGCGACCGATGCCGGGTGTGATTGGTACATCGACGAGAATCGCGATCTCCACTTCTTCACCACGGAAGCGGCGTCCTTTCCCAACCCCACCTCCATCACGAGCAGCAATCGCTACTTCTGGGACTTTGACGCGCGGCAGGATGAACGGCAGGTCCGCACGCGCATCATCGGGGAGGGGCGCCGTACGCGGCTCCTGCGCACGGTGGTCCCGAACGGCACCGTCGGCAGTCTGCCGGTGGAAGATGCCTCGATTTTCGATGTCTTTCCGGCCTACGTCCGCATCGGACGCGACGTGCTCACCACGACCTACGCGATTATTCCCGTGCTGGATGGCAATCGGCTCGGGGCGAAGCTCTCGGCAGATGCGGCGGTCGGTGCAACAACACTGAGTGTGGATAGCCTGGACTGGTACGACAACGTCCCTATCCCTGGCGGTGGGATCAAGCCGAATTACATTCGCATCGGCGATCAGATTTTGAACGTCGCGAGCGTGACGGGGGCGGGGCCCTACACGGTGACGCTCGCCGACAGTAACTTCGGCGCGGGGAGCGATGCGTTGCAGGGCACGATCGGCGCGGGCACCCCCTTCACCGCGGTGGATACCCTCGTGATTCCTGCGGGCCTCGTGTACGACGCTTCTATGGAAGAGGACGTCGTCAGCCGGATCCTGGTGGATGACACCGCCGCCCAGACGGCGCTCGCGGCGCTCGAAGGGGGCGACGGCATTCACGAGATGCTGATTCAGGACGGGCGGCTGAGTCTGACGACGTTGCAGGAGCAAGCCGCGGCGGAGCTGGATGCGCTCGGGGCCGCCATTGCATCCATCACGTACAAGACGAGGGACACGAGTACGCGCGCCGGGCGCACGGTCACCGTGACCCTGGGGACGATTAGTGACGATTTTCTGATTCAAGAGGTGCGCTACACCGAGTTTGACCGGTGCGGGCCGCTGAAAAGCAAACACGTCGGCGCGTGGCCGGTGCGGGAAGTCACGGCCATGCCCTTACGGTTGGCGAATCTCGTCGATCTCGTGTCTCAGCCCGAGGCAGGCAGCTAAATGTCTATTACGCGTACGACGGTCACTGATGATATTGGCGATGATGTCAGCGGCACGCCGATCACCAACGCCTGGCTCCAGACGGTGTGGGACACGCTCGATGCGCGCTGGTCACGGGCCTCGATCACCTCCACGGGCTCGCAAAACAACGTCAGTGTCTCCGAGGCTGATCTCGTCATCCTCAACAACGCGTCGGACCTGACGATCACCGGGATCGTGGCGCCCGCGTCACCGGCGAAACCCGGGAAGCGGCTCGTCCTGATTTCCACAGGGGCGGGGAATGTCTTCCTCGCGCATCAAAGCGGCAGCTCGACGGCGGCCAACCGGCTCATCAACTTTGCGACCACGGGGAACACCCCGCTCGCCGCTGGCGTCGGCTGTGCGATCTACGTCTACGACGACAACGCCTCGCGCTGGCGGCTCGTCCAGCACGAACAAGGCGCGTGGATCACCCCGACCTTCGCGGCCGGCAACTATACGGCCTCGGCCGCTGGGGCGTGGACGCTGGCAAGCGGCGATGTCACGACACAGGCGTACTACGTGCAGGGTCGCCGGGTCCACATCATGTTCTACCTCATCACCACGTCCGTGACGCAGAGCGGAGGAGACCCGACCTCGCTGGTGATGAGCAATGCGCTCTGGGGAAGCTTCACGACGGCGAGGACGGCGCTCACGCCCGTGGTCTACAACGACAACGGCGCCGGAAATACGGTGGGCTATATCCAATCGTCGGCGGGTGGGACGAGCGCCATCATTCAAAAGCTGAACGCGGCGCAGTGGGCGACCGCTGCGAACACCACGAACGTGTTCGGGCAGGCCGTGCTGGAAGTCACCTAACGAGAGGAATGGTCGATGGACCTTGACTTTGTGAAGTGGCTGTCTGGTTTGGGGGTCGGCGGATTGCTCGCGGCGTTCATTTTCGACTCCTATCGGAAGGACATGCGCCAGTTTACCGAGCAGTGGAAGGGGCAGACGGAGCTGCTCGTCACCGTCGTCCGTGATAACACCGCCGCCATGACAGAGAACACCGAAGTCGTGAAGTCGCTCCACACGCACATGATCGAGGGCGAGCGCCGGGTCGTCCGGCAACCCTTCGAGCGCCTGCCATGAGCCGCGCCTTGGACGACCTCTCGCCGGTGTTCCGCCCGATCGCGATGGCGCTGCTCGCGCGCTGCGTCGAGGCGCAGATCCCCGTCATCATCGTCGACACCCTGCGCACGCAGGCGGAGCACTCCGCGAATCTGGCCAAGGGCGTCAGCTGGATCAAGCACAGCAAACACCTGGACGGGCTCGCGATCGACATCTGCCCGTACGCGTTCTACGACTTGCACGGGGCCGACAAGCTGCAGTGGGACGGCGGCGACCCCGTGTGGTACCGGCTCGGCGCGATCGGCGAGAAGCTCGGCCTGCGCTGGGGCGGACGATGGTCGACCCCGGACCTTGGGCACTTTGAATACGTCGTGCCGGCGCCACGAACGCCAGGGCGGGTCGCATGAAATATGGGCTTCAGACCTCGTTCAATGCGCCGATCGGCACCGAGACGCTGCGCCAGGTGCGCGCGTTCGGGTTCACGCTCGCGCGGGTCGATTGCCAAACCGCCGACCTCGCCGTGATGACCGAGATGCTCGAGGAGTGCCGCACGTGTGGGCTGCAGACCCTGCCCGTCGTCGACCTGCAGCGGCTGGAGTTTATACCGGCTGGCGAATGGGCTGAGTTCCTGAACGAGCCCGACGGCGACATCGACCCGAAAGAGTACCGCCGCGAGCTCGAGGCGGCGTGTCGTTTGGTGGACCTACAAGGTATCAAGCTCTGGGCGCCGGCGCTGTCCAACCTCGACGCGGACTCCCTGAAGTGGCTGAACGAGGTCCGTGATGCCGGCACGGTGCCCGGCTGGCCCGCCGGCCTCCACGGCATCAGCGTCCACCGCTACGGCGACGGTACGTTCGAGCATCCGCATCAAGGGTTCGGGTCGCGCGGGCGCGAAGTGTTCTGGCTCAAGGCCGCGATGGGTGTGGGGATGCCGTTCATCGTGACGGAGTTCGGCTACCCGACGATGGACGACCTGACCGAAGCCGACCAGGCCGCGTGCTTCAGCCAGGAGTGGGCGTTCTGGGCGGAGCAAGGGGCCGAGGCCGCCGTGGCCTTTCAGATCAACGACGGGCCGATGGAACACCGGGAGCATCGCTACGGGATTCGCCGCTGCGGCCCCGATGGCGCGCTGGGCGACTTTAAGCCGAGCGCCTACACCGTCCCCGTAACCCCGACAGAGGAGACCGACATGCAGGCGAGCTTTGTGTTGTCACGACGTGATTTGATTCCCGTGCCCGGGCGCGCGGGGTTCTTCACCGTCCGCTATCCCACCGGGTCGCCCGACACCGTGCTCTCGGTGCAGCCGAGCGGCGAGCTCGACACGCGGCCGATGGGCACGACCGGGCCGTGGGAAGTCCTGCGTGATGAGGGCACGCGCGCCGTGTTCCCGGAGACGCAGGGCGCCGTCTACGCGCTGCCGTTGGTGGACTGATGAGCTTCCTGCTGCTCACCGACACCGCCCCGCGCGTCCAGCTCGCGCCGCTCTCGGCGCACGGGCGCCTCATTCACGCCGGCGCCGAGCCGTGGCGCTGGAATGGCGTCTCCGGCTTCCTGGCGGGCGCCAGGCTCGCGAACGGTGAGGACGTGCGGCCCGTGCTCGACTGGTACGCGGACACCGGCTTCAACGTCGTCCGGGTCTTCCTGACGATGGACATTGTCCCGCGCCAGCGCGGGATGGCGCCATTCATCCTCACGAATGACCAGGTGCAGCCGCTGCTCGAGCAGCTCGGCCGGCGCGGGCTGTATGCCGAGCTCACGACCGGCGACCTGCAGATCCTGATGCCGAACCACGACGACCAGCGCCGCTACCTCGAGTCCATCGTCGCCGGTGTGAATCCGTGCGAGCACAACAACGAGCCGTTCAAAAACGGCATGGACGTCGCGCGCATGGGTCGCGTCGGGTCGGCGTTCCAGGCGTCGGGCAACTATCGCTTCCAGGACGTCGTGAACGGGAACGTCGTCACGCAGACGATGCCGGCCGTCCTCGACTACTTCACGTATCACACCGAGCGCAAGCCCGAGTGGCCGCGCACGCCGCACGATGCGGAAGAGTTCTTCGACGGCTGGAACACGATCGCGACGGGTGGCCCCTACAAAGGCAAGCGCGTCGTCTTCGCCGGCGTGCACGCGCCCATCGTGCTCGACGAGCCGACGGGCGCGGACGAAGTGCCGATCGGGAACAGTCGGTCGAACGTGCCGGCGGACTTCTTCGACTACGCGGCGGCCGCTGCGCTGATGAGCGCGGGCGCGACGTTCCACAGCTCGGCGGGCATCGACACCGTGGTGCCAGGACCAGTCACGCAGGAATGCGCGCGCCAGTGGGTTGCGGCGATGCGGGCGATCCCGCTCGACGCCCCGCTCGGGCAGTACACGCGCGGGGGCGCGAGCCTGTGCCCGATCGCGCACAGCGATGCGACCGCGCTCCGGACCTACGCGAAGTTGCAGGGCAATAAGGCGACGGCGGTCGTCATCCGGCCGACGCAGCATCGCGCCGAGGACCGTGTCGGCGTCAACGGCTGGCGCGTCGTGGGCACGGCCGGCGACCGGCACAACATCGTCTATCTCGAACGGTAAGGGGGAGGAATGACGCTCACGCTCGATCTGATCTTGCTCGTGCTCGCGTTCGTCTCGTTCGTGTTGGCCACGTTCGGCGTGCCCTCGCGGGTCAACCTCATCGGCGCCGGCCTGGCGCTCTACGTCCTGACCTTACTCGTCTAACCCACAGAGGAGATCCATGCCTGACATCACCACGATCGTCACCAAACGGGAAGACGGCGTCCCGAACAACACGGTGGCGGAAACGCCGAGCAGCATGCCCGACGTCCTCGTGAAGGCCCTCTCGCCGGCTCGCATCACCGTGACTCGGGTGCTGCGGGTCTACCTGCAGTCGCTCGTCGGCATGCTCTCGGTCGTCATGAGCGGGATGGCGCCCGATGCGCTCATTCCGCCGGCGGATTTCGTGAGCAAGCTGCAGCTCGCCGCCGGCCTGGCGCTCGCGCCGGCGACGATGGCGCTCTTGCAGAACGCGGTCGAGCTGCTCACGAAGTTCGACGAATCCCATCCGCAGTTGAGAGCCTGAAGGAGATCATTATGTTGCGAAACCGTGCCCCCAGGTCCGTGGTCGCGCTCGTCCTCACGCTGCTGGTCGTGGCGTGCCGCCCGCCCGCCGGCGTGGTGACCGAGCCGGGCAAAGAAGCGTACACCGCCGACCAGGTCCTGCAGCGCGTCGAGCGCTTGCAGAATGCGGCCATCGACGCGCATAAGAGTGGCAATCTCCCCACAGAGACCGCGCGCGCGATCGTGTTTGCCACGGTGCAGATCGCGGAGTTCGCGGACGCCGCGCAATCGGATTGGCGCACGATGGTCCGGCAAGCCTGGACGCAGGCGAAGGCGGACGTGCCGGCGCTGCACACCGAACGCTTTCGGATCTACGTGGCGTCGATCGATGCTTTACTCGGAGGGCTCCTATGATCGAAGCGATCATCACGCAGATTTTGATCCCGGAGATCGCGGCGTGGCTGCGGAAGGAACCGGATCTTACCGACGCGCAGATCATTGCCCGCTACGAGGCGCGACGCGACCGCATCATCGGAACGGGCAGAGGGTTTCTGGCCGATACGGCAAACCCTACGCCGCCGGCACCATAGCGCTCTGGCGGCGCGTGGTGTACGAGGAATACGACTGAGACGCCATGCCCCGGCGGTGGTTGATGAAGCAGCTCCTAGACCGCCCGGTCGGCCTGTACCGGATTCGGGCGCCGTCACGGCTCAGCCGCGCGTGCCTGTGGATCGTGCAGTTTCCGTGCGGGCTGGGCTGGCATCGACCGGACCCGTTGGGCCGGCAGTGCACGCGCTGCTGGACGGATCTCTGGTGATCGACCTCGTTCATGGTAGATCGCCACCCAGGACGCTGCGTTCCAGCGCCGTCGCGATGTGACCGGCCACCGACCCGAGGTCGGCTGTCGCTGGCATCAGGACCGCGTTGATCAGGACGGTCGCGGGGCCACGCATCAGCACGGTCGAGATCATCAGCCCGCCACAGGGCGAGGGCACCAGCACAAGCAACACTCGCGAGGGGCCGACCAGTTTCAGATGCGCGGCTTTCCCCGACACTGCGGTGGCGAGACGCGGTCCCATGACCACATCACCGACCGCCTCGACCGAGAGTGGTTGGAAAGTCTGGCGCTGGGCTTGCGCAACCGTGGGCAGGAGCAGGAGCCCGAGCAGGACGAGTCCGCATCGCATCGGCAGATTCCTTTCGGGAGAAGGTGGCAGAGGATAGATCGTTTCGTGGACCGCAGGCGAGAGACGTCGTCCTACGCGCTGGTAACTGCGCCGGTAACTTTCGCCGTCCTGTTTCGTTCGCTGGCGTGCCGTCGGTGAGATGCCCGAACGGTGAAATCGTTCGAAAATATGGTGCGCCCGACAGGATTCGAACCTGTGGCCTACAGCTCCGGAGGATGTGATCAGTCGTCATAATTCTAATAATTCCAGCGCTGGTGACTTAGCTGGTAACTAGGCTCTCCGCTTTCGCCCCCCGACTGCTTTCCCGAAACGGCCGACGCCGTGCTGGAGCACCTCGAGCTCGGCCGCCATGCGGTACCGGTGCGTCGTGCGATCGTCGCGGTGGCCGGCCAGCATCCCGCCCAGCTTCAGGTTCTTCGTCGCGCGCACGACGCCGGTGATGTAGCTGTGGCGGAACGTGTAGCACGTGATGCGCGGGAGCTGCGCCGCCTCGCACGCGAGCGCGAGCGCACGATTGACGACGCCGACGTTGAACTCGCCGTACAGCGCGCGGCGGTGGAGCTCACGGAACGCCGCGCGGCCTTCCTTGGTCAGCGGCACGACCCGGCCAGGCGCCCCGCGGCCCTTGCGCCTGGCGCCGACGATGATGAGATTCTCGCGCCAGCGGTTGTCGGCCGGCTGCAGCCGCTCGAGCTCGGTCGGGGTGACGCCGCTCCAGGCGAGACAGTGGGCGCGCACCTTCGCGGCCGAGAAGTCCTCGCGCAGCTGGTCCTTCAGCGCGCGCCCCTGATCGGTCATGGCCTTCAAGACGGCCTTGATTACGACATATGACACGCTGCGCGGCACGGGTTCGCCGGCGTCGGCCTCCTCGACGTCCTTCACCGGATTGTCGTGTTTCGGATAGAGCACGGTGAAGAAGTTTGACAGCGCGCGCAGCCGATGATTGACGGTGCCGGCGGCGAGCGGTTTGTTGACGAGGACGCGGCCGCCCTTCTTCTGTACCCAGCGCGGGCCCACCGTGAGCCACTGGTCGCGCATCGTCCGGATCGTGAGCGCGTCGATCTCCAGACTGGGCGTGGTGTCGAAGACGGGCAACCAGATCGAGATGTCGCGCACGCGCTCGGTGTAGCTGGGTAGGGCTTTCACGGCTGGGAGGTACCGCGGCACGTCGGCGCGAAACGTCTCCGGCGTGGGTGCGTCGGCGATCTGCTCCTCACGTCGAACGATGAGCTTCGACCTCGTCGTCTCGCGCCACAGTCGGACCTCGGCGACGTCGACCGGATGCCTAAAGCGTTTCGTCTTGAGGGGGAACCCTTTCACGCGGACGTACGCGCGGTACCCCGTCGCCGTCGTTTCGATCCCGCGCAGGCCTTTGGGCTTCGTCATGGCCGCGATCGTTCCTCTCGATCTGAATGGTGAGCCCGGGGCCTCGTCCAAAGAGGAGCCGCCACTGTGGCGCCTGGATCACACCACGCACGAACGGCAACACGCGCGCCATCGCCCTATTTCGCCGGCGCGATGAGCGTGGGCGCTACGAGGCGGCCGAATGGTCGTCTGGGGGAATGGCGTCGACGAGCGACTTGAGGAATCGCTCGAGCGCGAATACCGAATGCGGGCGTCGAATCGCTAACACTTGCATGTAGTTGGCGATGCGCACCACTGTCGGGCCCACCTCGTCTGGCGCAAGATCGGACAATGGTCGTCCCGAGTCGAACTGAAGCACGCGATGCGCCACCACTCACCCACTTGAAAGTTGTTCGGTGTCCCAGTCTATCGGACGCGTTCGTCGTAGTACCAAATAAATTTCTCATTTCGATCCTGTCGGCCGAATTACAGATCCGGTGTCAGACACCTTGTCATTCCGCAGCGCGGCATCGATAACGCCGACGACCGCATTCAGTAGTTCGCGCTGCTTGTCGAGCGAGACCTGGCTCAACACGAGACTCAGCTTCACCGCCACGCCCGACACAAGATCGGACTCGCCATCGCGAATCAGTTGCTGCACGCGTTGCCGCACGAGCGTGGTCGCGTGATGGTACCCGCGCGCCACGTGTAAGTCTTCCCGGTTGAGATCAGCGAGGAGCGGATCCGCCGCCGCAATCGTCTCGTCCGCCTGGAGCAGCTGGCGCAGTGACGTCTTGAAAATCTTTGCGACCTTCTCAACGTTAGAATCGCGCACCTCGCGCCACGCGCTTTCGATCGACTGGAGCGTCCCGATCGCCACCTTCGCCTTCTTCGCCACCTCGATCTGATCAAGGCCCGCTTCAATCCGCAGCGTCTTGAGGCGCTTGCCGATCTTCTTCCGCTCCTCTGTCGTCATGCGGCCATTCTTTGGAATGTGCCCGTGGTCGTCAACGCTAACTAATTGCATAGTCAACACGTTAGATGCCAAACCCATCCCAGACTAACTATCAGCTTGACCGCAATCAAGTTTTTATGTATCTTGACTATTCAGTTAGCTATGGAACTCAAAACGGCCCGTCGCATTGCGCGTCTTACCCAACAGCAGCTCGCGGAAAGGGCTGGAGTTGATCACTCCACGATCTCGCTGATCGAGACCGGCAAGCGCGAGATTGGGTCGGTCTCTTACGAAAACATCGTGCGCATCGCGCGCGCGCTGGGTGTCGAACCCGCTGAACTGTTTCCGCTTCCCGATCGCCTCAACCCCGACGAGGCGACGACATGAAGCCGATCGACAGGACGCCCCATACCCCGTCGCCGTGGATGACGACGCAAGAAGCCGCGGAGTACACGCGCCGGCCGACGCGCGCGGCGTTTCGCATCTGGGCCCGGCGCCGCGGCATCGTGCCGGTCGACGGGTTGGTGAGTCGCTACGACATCGACGCCGTGCTGACGCGATTGCGTGCGCGAAGGCGAGTCGCATGAGCATCGTGCCTGTTTCGCGAGCGACGGCGCTACCCGTGAGAGCGGAGAAAGTGGCGAAAGCCGATCTCCGAAAAGCGGATCAATCCGTGTGTCGCGCGCTGTTGGGGGCGGCGATTCGTCGCGCTCGGTACCGCTGCGAGTGGTCCCTGAAAGAACTGGCCGGCAAGGTCGGCCGGGACGAGCGGCAAGTGGCGCGGTGGGAGAGCGGGGACGAGCGGGCCCACTGGGACGTGCTCTTTGAACATCAGACGTTTCGGCGGGAACTCATCATCGCGCTGGCGGAGCTCGGCGGCGATCACGTGGAGATTGAAACAGTCGTGAGGGTGAGACGCCGATGTTGAAGTCTCTCGATCGCCCGCTCACGTTTCACGAAACCTGGTTGCTGTTGCTGGTGTGTGTCGCGCTCCTCGCCGGCGTGGCGGGCTGGGTGGCGCATGGCGTGGCGCTGCATTGACACGGAGAACGCTGGTGTATGGCCTCACTGATCGTGCGTGTGCCTGCCTTATCGCGGTGGCGGTGGTCCCGGTCGCAGTCCTTGGTCTCGTGTGCGCGGCTGGGGCATGGCTCTTGGCGTCGGCTACAGACGGCTGTGACCGCGTGGCGCTGTGGCTCCAGACACGAGAGTCATCTGTATCTGGATACCGATTACCGCGACACGAACCGGCTGTTCACGATCTGCCATCGGTGTGGACGGGAAACGGCGGGGGTGACGGTCGAGACGCGGCGGATTCGGCAACTGTGGCGGACGCACTGGCGGCCACGGCGACGATTCCGGTTGGTCCCGCACAGATAGCGATAGCGCTGGCGGTGTTCTGCCAGACCGACGTCCACGGCTTCAAGGTGAACTAGAGAAACGAAAGGCCCGCGCGGGAACGCGGGCCCCATGAATAGAGAACTGGAATGAACAAGACACAGGATACCACGCCCGGACTCGCCGAGCAGTACGCGGACATCTTCTTTCAGTTGTTCCGCTATGGCCTGAACTATCCGCCGTCGATGACGCCTGGCATGGCGGAGCACTACGGGCGCTCGATGGGGCATTACGGGCGGCTCGCGCTGGCCGAGCGCGCGATTGCGCAACACCAGCGGAACCAGGCCCATCTCGCCGAAGTCGCGCGAGCGTTCGCCACGTTGCAGCCGCAGGGCGCGCATCTCGGCGCGGTGGAGGGGTAAATGCGCACCTCCGAACAGATCAACGAGCTGGCCGCCGCACTCGCCACAGCGCAGGGTTCGATTGAAGGCGCGAAGAAGGACAGCCTCAACCCGCACTTCAAGAACAAGTACGCCGATCTCGCAGCGGTCTGGGACGCCTGCCGGGAGCACCTGTCGAAGAACGGCCTCTCGGTGATTCAGCCGGTGGTCACCGTCGAGGGCCGGACGCTGACGATTACGCGCCTCTTGCACAAGTCCGGGCAATGGATCGAGGACGGCGGCATCCCGCTGATGCTCCCACAAGACAACATGCAGGGGCTCGGCTCGGCGCTCACCTACAGCCGGCGCTATGGGCTCATGGCGATGGTCGGCATCGCACCAGAGGACGACGACGGCAACGCCGCGAGTGAGAAGCCTCGGCTCCCAATGGGCGCCGCGCAGATCGTCGTGCCGGCCGGGTTTGCGGAATGGTGGCACAACCTGCAAGACGCCGCCGAGGCGGGCACGGCCACGCTCGAAAAGGCGTGGAAGGCCGCACGGCCAGACTATCGACAGCACCTCACGGCCACCAATAAGGCGGGCTGGGAACGCTTAAAGGCCCTCGCCGCGGAACGGGAGCCTGTCCGTGCGTAACTTCACCATCATCGACGCCGATCAGCGCTCCGACGAGTGGCGGATCGCACGCTGTGGGCGCCTCACGGGTTCACGCGCGGGTGACATGCTCGCCACGATCAAAAGCGGGGAAGCCGCCGCCGCTCGCCGGGACTATCGCCTCCAGCTTGTCTGTGAACGGTTGACGGGCCAGCCGCAGGACGATGTGTTCGTGAACGCGGCGATGCAGCGCGGCATTGACTGTGAGCCGCTGGCCTTCGCGGCCTACGAATCGCTGACGGGGCAGGTGGCGCAGCGGTCGGGCTTTCTTGCGCACACGGAACACAAGATGGGCTGCTCACTGGATGGGCATATTGAGGACTTCGCCGGCATTCTCGAATGCAAATGTCCAAAGTCGGCGACGCATCTGAAATACCTGCGGGCGAGTGTCGTGCCACCGGAGCATCTCGCGCAGATCACACACAACCTGTTTGTCACCGGCGCGGACTATTGCGACTTCTTTTCGTGGGACGACCGGTTTCCGCTCGCGCTGCAGACGTTCCTGGTGCGCGTGAAGCGTGGCGACGTGGACTTGGCGGCGTATGAGAAAGCGGCGCTGGCGTTTCTGGCCGAGGTGCAGCGGGAGTATGACGCCGTGCGGACGCTCGTGGATTTACCGACCGTGTTGAAAGAGGCGCTCGCGTGACGACGGTCCGCGACCTGGTGCGTGACGCCGCGAAGGCGATTCGCAGCGGCGACCTGACGCCGGGCCGTGCGAGCGACCTGCTCGCGGAACTGACATCGCTACTCGCGACCGTGCTTGAGGAAATCCGCGAGGCGGATATGGCATACGCCCACGTCCTGCTGAAGTGTCTCGACGGGGAAGAAGCTGCGAACCGCGCCAAGATTCGCGCCCAGACCACGCCTGAATTTTCACGCGCACGGGAGGCGCGGGACACGCAGACGGTCCTCGTTGAACTGATTCGCAGTCTGAAGGTCATTCTCAAAGCACAGACGGAAGAAATGAGGTTGACCACCCGATGATCGTCACCCACGAGTACGTCAAACATGAGCGCGAGCGGGCCTACGGCAACACGGTCTATCGCTGCGTCTGCGGGTGGCAGGGTTTTGGGACGCCGGTGACGTTGCATGGGATGCGCCTGGTGGGGGGGCGGTACGTCGAGTGTGGGTACCACAACCTGATGCCACTCGAGCACTACGTGGGGCAGGACGTGGAGACGTTTCACTCGTGAAGAAGGTTCGCACGACCTCCGCCGCCGCCCTGCGTGAACTCACGCCCAGTCTGTCCAGGCGCGAACAGATCGTGCTCGACGCCTTGGCAGACTGGCGTGGTGACCCGCCAAGCGCCTATGAGTTGACGCGAGCGTTGCAGGAACGTGGGCTGGTGTTTGATCTGAATGGGGTACGTCCAAGAATTTCGGCGCTGGTGGATAAGGGCTTGGTAACAACAGGGGCGAAGCGCCGATGCCGGATCACTGGACGGACCGCCTTTACGTGGCGACTGGCGGCGCCACCCGTCCCGCGTGAGCCGGAAGCACAACGACTGGAGTTCTGATGCCAACGAGCTCAAATATTCTCTGCGGGTGCGGCCGCTTCATGCGCGTCAAACAGAACAGCGTCACCGTCGAGGAACTGCTCGAAGACGGGGCCCCGTACAAACTCTGGGATGCGGATCTCTGGGAATGCGTCGAGTGTGGGTGTGAAGTCGTCGCGGGGTTCGGGAGAGGCCCACTGGCGGAACACTGGCAGCCAACGTATGCCGAGTCACGGGCACGATTGGCCCCGATTTTTCCTGGGCGCTGTCGAGCGTCACGCGAAGCCGCAGTAGAAGCCGCGAGCGGGAGCCGCTGATGCAGCGCTTCGGTCGCACCTATCGCTCGGACCCTGACGCGGCCGCGTTGACGTTCACGGCCGTGCATCGTCAGGGCGAGCCGAAGTTGCAGGCGAAGTCGATGCGGCGCTGGCGCTGCCCCAGCTGCGGCCTGGTGTACCGGTGTGACTACCGGCGCGGCGTCTGCCCGAAGCGCAGCTGCACGGCGCGGCCTGTTGAAGTGTGGTGAAAGGAGCTTATGACGAGTGTGCTCGATCTCGACCAGATTCAACTCACCGCGGGCAGTCATGCGTCTCGGAATGATGGCGTCTGCTTCATGGAAGCCGTCGCGTGGCTGGCCAACGAACCGCACAGCGACCGGCACGATCTACCGGAAAGGCGGCGGCGTTGTGAGCGAAGCGAGTCCAGCATTTCAGTTCTATCCTAGTGAATTTCTTGTCGACACTGAAGTGGCCGCGATGTCCCTTCAAGAGGTGGGTCGCCTATTCCACCACGTTGTCGGCTCTGTTTTGGCCGGAGACCGCGAGGCTGTCAAGCAATGGCAGAGACGATTTATTGGGCGGGTGTATTGGCGCGAACAGCCGCCAGGTCGGCCGTACATCTCAGCGTCGATTCGACGGCTTGTCCTTGAGCGTGACGGTCGAGTGTGTCGGCTGTGCGGCTCAATTCACCAGATTGAACTCGACCACATCATCCCATTCTGTCGAGGAGGCCAAGACACGCCAGAGAACCTTCGGGCGCTTTGTAAAGTCTGCAACCGTCGAAAGGGGGCTCGGTGGGAATGATCGCGCTGTGGTGGTGGATTGACCGTTGGCGCAAGAGCACGGCCTACACCGATCTCACTTTAGAAGAACAGGGCGCCTATCGGAATCTTCTCGACGAAGCCACCCTTCGCGGGGGTGCCATCCCTAATGACGAGCGAATTTTAGCGAAGGCCTGCGGAGACGCGCTGTCCTGGAAGCGGATTCGTGTGCGCGTGCTCGAGCGGTTCGCACTCACGCCGGACAACTTCTGGCGAAATGAGACGTTAGACGGCGTGCTCGCAGAGTCTCGGAAGCGGTCTGAGAAGCAGCGCAAATATCGTCAATCTAAGAGTAACGACGATAGCAACGGTGATAGTAACGGAGTTGGTAACAAGCCTCAACCTCCGGATCCTATCTCCGGATCCGTCTCCGATCTCCCATCTCCGGGTCCAGTCAGCGTACGCGCGCGCGAGCCGGTCGCGTTGGCGGGAACCCTTCCGCGGGATCACATCCGGCACGCCTGGTGCTCGAGTCGGGGTAAGTGCGTCCCTGATTTTCTTCACCAGCAGTTCGTGGCATCAGTTGGGGGAGAACCACGGCAGGCGGATCAACGGCTCAAGGCGTTTTACGAAGCGCGGCAGCATGGCTGGCCGGAGGGGCCGATCGGGGATGACCCGGTGCACCTCTGGCGGCGGGAATTTGCCGCGAGTTTCCCGAGCGTGGCGCCCGCGAAGGCGACCCGTGACGGCGCCCTCTCCCGCATCACGGAGTCCGCCCTGCGTGCGGTGAAGGAAGCCCAATGACGCAGACTCTCGTCCTCCCGGCCGACGCGAAGGCCATCGACACGTGCACCGCTGAGCTCGCCGTGGCGTTCCAGCGGCAGATCGACGCCGCGACCGTGAAAATCTATCGCGAGACGATGAGCGACGTACCGCTCTGGGCGATTCAGGAGGCGGCGCTGACGCTGCGGCGGAAAGGTGGGGCGTTCTTTCCGACCGCGCCGGAATGGCATCGCGTCGCCGAGCAGCTGATCCAGGACAGAACACGGGAAGCGCTGGCGAGTCGCCCCGCCACGGACGTGCTTCACGAGTGCGACGGCTGCCGAGATACGGGCTGGTGCGACGTCGAGCGTGATGGACGTCAGGTCTGCATCCCGTGTTCGTGTCGGCCCACCAACCACGCCTATCAGCGCATGACGAAATCCTCAAGGAAAAGTCAGAACGAGGAACTGTGAAACACCCCGAGCGCGCCATCCAATCGCACATCGTGCGGCTCCTCAGGTCGCTGGGTGGTCAGGTGTTCGTATTGGGCACGACGCGGCGGCGTGGGGATCATCCCGGCACGATGATGAGCGCTGGACTGCCGGACGTCATCGCGTTCCTGCCCACGAGGTCGGGCGAGCGCCAGCTCCTCGTCGTCGAAGCGAAAGCCCCACGCGGCCGGATGCGGCCAGCGCAGTTGGCGTTCCGGCAGTGCTGTCTCGACGCGCACGTGGCACACGTGGCTGGCGACCTGGATGCGGTGATCGCGTGGCTCGTGCAGGTTGGGTATCTGCAAGCCAAGAACGTTCCGCACTATCGCGCGAAGAAAGAAGGCGAGGCTGTATGAAGGGCACGTGCCGGTTCTGTTCGTGCACGAAGGACCACGGCTGCGAGGGCGGCTGCTCGTGGGCGGATGAGGACGAAACCCTTTGCACGCGCTGCGAGCTCGCGATGACGTTCGCGGCGTCGACGCTGCCGGTGATGGTCGCGCTCGCCGCGAAAGCGCCGGCCCACGCGACGGACTGGGACGCGCTCGGTCTCCTGCATCAGACCGCGCTCGTGAAGGCCTTCCGGATGCTGTCGGATGCGGTGAGCACGCATTTCATGGAGCAGCTCGGCGACGAGGTGTTCAACGCCGCGATGGACCTGTCGATCCTCGCGCAGATGCTCTATCAGAAATTCCCGGAGGACATGAAGAAGGCCGAGGCCAACGACGAGCCGGTGATGGCGGTTGCGCTGCGCCTGCTCGATCGGGTCACGGAGACGCGCATCGTACTACCGCACTGGGGGCTGGAGGAGGCGAGGATGCCGCGAGGCCAGAACGAACGAACGAACGAACGAACGAACGAACGAACGAACGAACGAACGAACGAACGAACGAACGAACGAACGAACGAAGGTGACCCTGTGAGCGGAAAGTTCGACGGCGCGCTCGTCGAGCTGCGGCTCCAACGGGATGCCATCGACCAGACGATCCGGCTGCTCGAGACACTGAACGGTGGCGCGGTCACCGCGCGCCCGGCGGCGGCCGCGGTCGTGGTGCCCGATCGACGGAAGTCGCCGCGGACGTCGAAGCCGACACGTCCCGTCGAAGTGAGCGAACGCGGCACCGCCATTCTCGCGGCCGTGAAACGCGCGGGTGGCAGTATCGCGCCTGGCGAGCTCGCGAAGCAGATGAAGTGCTACCCGGCGAAGTTGCGCTACAACACGGCGCCGCTGCTGAAGAGCGGGCAGCTGGTCGCCACCGGGGCCACGATGTCGCGACGGTTGTCGCTGCCGGGCAAGTCGGCGAAGGAGGAACCCTGAACGGCGATCCGAGGACCAACCGACGAGCGGACACGAGGCAGCCACACGGCCGCGGCGCCGTGGCGATGACGCGTTCGAGGTCGTGTTCGATGGGCGTGGATCGTTGGCAGACGCGCTGAGGCAGACACGCGAATCATGAAGTGCCCCAACTGTTCCGCGGAGATCGAGACTCCGCAGCAACGCTGGCAGCATCAGGCACGGGCGCGGGGGATGTGCGTCGAATGTGGCCAACCCAAGGCGCCCGGCGACGAACACTGGCGGTGCACGGCGTGCCGACACAAACGCGCGGAGTACGACCGCACGAATCCGAAACGGGTCGCGCAGCGGCATCGGGGGCGCGGACACAAGCTACGGATGGCGAAATGAGTCGCGAGTCCGTGTCGATCACGGAAGCGGCCAGGCTCCTCGACGTGAGCCGACAAACCATCTGGCGGCTCATTCGTGACGGCAAGCTCCCCGCCTTCCTGGTGCGACGCTGCCGCCGCATTGCGGTCGTGGATCTCAAGGCCTACCGGCGCGCGCACCACGTTTCCCCACGTTTCCCGACGTAACAACCCTTTCCTTTCCTGAACAGTGTGTGCATCCTTCGGAGACATGCGCGCACGTTCCCTCGTGACGTTCCTCCCGGGAGTGCCGTGACGTGCCGGAAACGCACGTATCGGCACAAAGTCGATGCCGAAAAGGTGTTACGGGTGATGAAAGCCCGCGTGGTCGATCCCTTTCGGCTCACGGTGTATTGGTGCGCCCGGCATCACGGCTGGCATCTCGGCAATAAACCTCTGTCGTCGGACGCGAAGTCACTGCTGCGGACTCGCGCCTCCGTCCAGACACGCAGCGACCAGAAGGAGTAGCGGTGTATGGCGTTTCAAGAATTGTTCGGCATTTTTCCGGTACGGAATGCGGAGCTGCGCAGCGTGGCGGATTTTGCCAATGAGTGCGCCCACAACGTCGCCGAGGAGCCGAGCGCCGGGCTGGCCATCGGCTTCGACGAGCACGCCGTCAAACGGTTCGCAGGATGGCTGACCAATCTGGTGGAGCGGGCGGATGCGATCATCGCGCGGCCCATTCCCGATCTGCCCACGACCCACCGGATCAAGTTCGACTGTCAGCACGACGAAGTGCCCTCGCTGAAGTCGGTCGACGGTAAGGCCGTCAACGGCGATGCCGAGGCGCTGGTCATCATGTTCCAGACCATCGCCTACGAGCTGTCGCACTCGAACTCGGCGGCCATCGGGGGTGGCGTCATCGAGGCGGACGGCATTCGCCTGAAGGCGAACTTGGCGGCCGTCGAACAATTCCTCAGTTCCATCGAAGAGGGCACCGAGGTCGACTTCCCGAACACGGCGGCGCCAGAGGCGACCGCCGAGCTGACGTCGCGGAAGAAGTAACGACACACCCGGGGGGCGCGTCCGTGGTCCGAGCACGGGTAACTGCGTGGGAACTGCGATGCCCACACCCGCCACGGGTGAAGGGGTTGTGAGACGAAATCGATGCTGACCACATCGCAGATGGCACGCAGCCACGGACGCGCCGTTTTTCCAGAATGGGAGCTGACATAGTGAACGGCCACGTACATGGAATCTAGATGGCGTCACAACTCATCGAACGACTGTTAAGTCTCGTCGAGCCGACGATCCCCGTCCACGACTTCTGTTCAGCCCTGGGCGAGTTTCAGCGGGGCGTCTTGACTGGCGCGGAAGCCGCGGCCCTCTTCGGGTTGACGGGTGACGACGCGACGGAAGCCGCGGCCTTGGCGGCGAAGATTACGCCACCGACCGAGTCGGTGACGTTCGGATCGTTCGCCACGCTGACGAACATCGGCACCACGTACGACAATACGCCGATCAGCCGCGGCCTGGGGGTGGCGCTCGTCGAGATCGGCGGCATCTCCGCGATCACCTTCGGCGTGCGCGTGAACAAAGTGGGCAACGGGACGCAGAGCTGGCAACTGTGGAATGAGACGAACGGCGCTGAAGTCGCAGTGATCGACGATGCCGCGGCGGCCGGCGACAACAAACTGCTATCGACCGCGGCGACCTTCGACCCGCCGCTCAGTCCAGGCGTGAAGATCCTGCGCGTCAGGGCGAAGTCGACGACGGCGGCCGACGATCCGGTGTACTACGGCGGGTCGCTGCTGATGAAGCGCCACGGCACCCTCACCTCCGGGATCATTCACGAACTCTTTTTGCTGAAAGACCGTGCCGGCTACAGCACGGCGGCCGAGATGCGGGTCAGGTTGGGACTGTAAGTGTGGGGCGACTCTTCCTCATCATCGGGACGCTGCTGATGGCGCAACTCGATTGCTATGCCGGCACGTTTCTGGCCGACTCGACGAAAACGGCCACGCAGACGATCGCCGTGACGGGGCTCGTGAATAATCTGGGGAACTCGTTTACGCCGAAGGCCATCATCTTCTGGTGGACGGGGCGCTCGGATGCGACGGACGCGATCGGGCGCGCCAATACCCGGCATGGGTTCGGGTTTGCGAGTGGCACCAGCGCCCGCGGCTGCGCGTTTGGCATCAACATCGACAACGGCGCCAACTCGGCGTCGGCGTGCATGGTGCGGAACGATGCGTGCGTCGGCACCTGCACATCTGCGGCGGGCGCACTCGACGGGGCGCTCGATCTCCAATCGCTCGACAGTGGCGGCTTCACGCTGGTGGTGGACGACCAGTTGCCTGCCAGCTTCCGCGTGTCCTACCTCGCGCTCGGCGGGGATTCGATCACGAACGTGGCCAATGGGAATACCGTGTCCGTGGGCACGGGCGATCTTGATATTACATCGCCGGGTTTTCAAGGCGACATGGTGTTCATGGCGGCCTGCGGTGACTTGCCGACCATCAACACCGGCATGACCGATTGCTCGGTGAACTTCGGCATGTCGAGCGGGTCGGGTGAATCCGGCGCGGTCGGATGGGCGATTGACGGCGGGCAGGCGACGATGGACACGCAAGGGTGGGCGAGTGATGCCAATGCGCTGGTCGTCATGGACGACGACACCTCTGGCACGCCCGTTGACAACTTCGCGACATTCAGTTCATTCCTCTCGAATGGCTTTCGCCTTAATTTCAATCGTCACGACTCTGCGTGCCAGATTGTCTGGATGGTGATTAAGGGCGGGACGTGGCTGGTCGGCAACTCGCTGACGCGCACGGACGGGAACGACATTGCCGTGTCGGGTCTGGGCGTGGCGCCGTCCGGGACGCTCGTGATCTCGGCCTTCAAGGCGGAAGACGGCGCCAGCTCGAGCGCCCATGCGGCCGGCTCCATCGGGGCGGCGAGTGGTACCTCGACGCGCGTGGCGCAGGCGCTGCTCGACGAGAACGCGACCGCGAACGCCGAAGTCACGCCCGCGATCGAATACGACGCGGTCTACATCAACATCAGCACGGCGTCGGCCGTCCAGGGGTTGATGGATGTGAAGTCCTTTGACAGTGACGGCGTGACGTTCGTCATGGACGATACCGATCCCAGTCAGTGCTGGTTCGGGTATCTGGTGTGCGGGCCGGCGGCCGTGGCGACGACGGCCCTCGGCTGGAATATGGCGGAGACCCATTTTCGGATTCGGCGGGAACTGAAACCGGTAGCGTACCACTAACGAGCAGGTCAAAAAGGAGCAGAGAGACACATGGCACATCGATATGCAACCAGCGGCGCAATGGCCCTTATTGCGGCAGACACGGTTCTGAGCGTCATTGCGGCGACCACCGTGCGACCGGCGATCTACGACCTCGTCCTGAGTTCGTCGTCCACGCCGAACGACTACAGCGCGGACTTCCAGCTCCAGCGGTTCTCGGCCGACGGGACCGCCACGAGCACCACGCCCCAGCCGCTCGACTTCAACGACCCCGCGGCGGTAGCGACGTCGAAGCACACCTACACCGTGGAGCCGACGCTGACCGCCGGCGAAATTCTGCTGCGGCTCTCGCACAATCAGCGCGCGACCGTACGCTGGGTGGCGGCGCCTGGGTCAGAGCTGATCATCCCCGCGCTGGCCGGCGACGGGATCGCGTTGCTCTGCAACGCCGTCTCGACGCAGTTCACGGAAGTCGCCACGTTTCTCTTCGAGGAATAGCGGCCGTGGCGGCCGTGGTTGACGCCTATGGGCATCCGTACGGGGACGCGGTCTCCGTGCGGAAACCCTCGGGCGCGATTCTGCTCGATGGGGCGCACGTCGCGGACACCGTGCAATGTGTCCATTGCAACGGCCACTTCGTGATGCAACGGGGGTCAGGCATCACGCGCGGCTGGTGTCGGAATTGTAGCGGCATGATTTGCGGGCCGGGGTGTCTCACGTGCCGGCCCCATGAGCAGCAACTCGATCTAGCGGAGAAGCGCGGCCACCGATAAATAAATGAACGACGGTCACTGGCAGTACCAATCGTACGTGGAGCCGGTGCTCCCCACGCAGAGGGTCGAAAACCTGAAGCATGGGTGGCGCGGGAGTCTGCCTGAACTGCCGCCGCGCGTGCTCATCCCGATGGCGGCGCTGTTTGTTGCCATTACGAGCTTCGTCCCGCGGGTGGTGGCGGCGGATCCGGTCACCATTGATCGGTGGTATCAGCCACTCAGTGAGCCGCGACGGGATCCGAAACACACCGTCAGTTACGCGACGAATGCCGAGCGCGTCCTTGAAGTTCCAACATCGCAGCACACGACGTGGTATCAACCCCTCAGTGAACCCGTCCGCCTTAGTCGGGCGACGGATTTCAGCACGGGGGCAGAACGCCCGCTTGAGATTCCAGAGTCCCAGCACGTTACGTGGTACCAGCCACTCAGTGAACCACAACGGCATGCGCCACGGCCGCTGCAGTATGAGACGTGGGCGGAACGGCCGCTTGAGATTCCGACCTCCCAGCACGTCACCTGGTACGAACCGCTCAGCGAACCGAGACGCGACCCACGGCTGACGCTTTCGGAGACGTGGGCGGAGCGCCCGCTTGAAGTTCCGACGTCGCAGCACACGACGTGGTACACACCACTTGCCGAGCCACAGTGGGCACCTCAACGCACGGTTACGTACGCCACAGGGGGCGAGAACGTCCAGAACGTCGTCGTGTTTGTCGCGCCCCCCCTGGACTGGTACCAGGCGCTCAGTGAACCGACCAGGCTCAGGCCGACTGACGTCGACCGGAAATACAGTGTTCAGCCGATCAGTCCGATCCCGCGCGTGGCGGGGCCACTCGATTGGGCGCCCGCCCTCAGCGAACCGACGCGCCGGCCGCTGAGTGCGATTCCGCGCACGGGCGCCGACGATCCGCTCTTCGTCCCGCCGGTGACCGTGGTGTCGCTGGCGTGGGCCGTGCCGCTCGGGGAACCGACCCGGCGCGCCATGGCCCCCCTCCCTCCAACTGGAGGCGAACAACCAATCGCCGTGCCGGCGCCGGCCGTCTCGATCGCGTGGGCGGTGCCCCTCAGCGAACCCGCCCGCCGGCCGGCGCGCGTGGTCGACTTCCGCACGGGGGCCGAACGGCCGACCAGCACGTCGCCCTCGACGATCGCCTGGTATCAGCCGCTCTCTGAACCCGTCCGCGCGAAGTTCCGGCTCCTCGAGCCGGCCAGCGTCCAACAGCCGGTCCGGGTCATCCCGCGCCCAACCGTGACGATGCCGTGGCAGGTGCCGCTGAGTGAGCCAGTCCGGCTCATGCCGCGGGCGGTCACGTTCCTGGCGACGTGCGAGCTGCCGCAAGGGTTTACCGTCATTGTCATCAGCCAGGCGCCCATCACGACCACGAGTGCGGGCGACCTGAGAACGACCAGCGACCCGATCACATCCACAACCGCGGGCACGCTCACGATCACGACCACGAGCGCCGGCGAGACGCGCACCACCAGCCAAGGCGATGAGAGGACGACGGATCGATGAGCCAGACGACACGCTATCTCGGGGAAGGCGAAACGAAACCCATCACGGCCACGCTCTACGACGGCAGCGGGAGCTCGCGCACGGCCGCGAACCTGACGGGCCTCACCTTGGGCATTCTCATCAAGGATCGCCGAGGGGCGGATGTGCCGATTGCCGGCAAAGCGACCGTGGTCGTCGCCGCGGATGGGACCGTGAAGTTCGAACCGGCGGTGACCGACTTCAAAGCGGCGGCGAGTCCCTATACCGCCACCTGGACGGTGACGGATAGCAACAGCGACGTCGCGTGGTATCCGAACCAGGCGCCGGAAAAGTGGATTGTACGGACGCCGTAAAAGAAACAGACCACAAACACATGCCACGCCATCGTTTAACCACCGCCGGCCCTGGGCGCCCGAAAGGGGTGCCGAATAAGGCGACGCGCGACGTGAAGGAGTTCGCGAAGAAGTTCCTGTCATCCAAGGCGTACCTCGAGAGTGCACAGGAGCGCGTCCTCAAGGGCACTGCCCCGCATCTCGAGACGCTCTGGCACCACTACGGCTACGGCAAACCGAAGGAGAGCGTGCAGATCAGCGGCGACGTGCCGCCGTTCGTGTTGCGGCTGGAACGGGATGATTCTCAGTGACGTGGAGCCCGTCACCCTCGCGCTGCACAGTGGTCAGTGGCAGGTCCACGAGTCCGATGCCCGCTTTCGCGTGGTCGTCACCGGTCGACGGTGGGGCAAGACGACGCTCGACAAAGCCGAGGCGGTGGAAGAGTTCGGCACACCGGGGCTCGTCTGGTATCTGGCGCCGACGTATGACATGGCGCGCGAACTCATGTGGGAGCCGATCCGGGCGCTCATTGCGCGGGATTGGCTCGCCAGCGACCCAAACGAGACGCGCATGGAGCTCGACACGATTTGGGGCTGTCGGTTCGCCTGCAAGTCCGTGGAGCACCCTGACCGTCTTCGTGGCCGCGGGCCCCGCAAGATCATTGGTGACGAGTATCAAGACTGGAAAGATGGCCAACGCACCTGGGAGGAAGTCTTGCTGCCGAGTTTGCTGACGAGCCACGGGACGGCGCTCCTCACGGGGACGCCGAAGAGTTTCAACCATCTCTATGATGCCTTTGAGAAGGGGCAGCGCGGCGTGGCGGGTTGGGCGTCGTGGCAGTTCCAGACGGCGAGCGCGCCGCACATCAACCGGGAGTGGCTCGGCCAGATGAAGGCGGAGATGGACCTTCGAAGTTACCGCCAGGAGTTCGAGGCCAGCTTCGAGACGATGGCGGGGCGGGCGTACTACGCCTTCAGCCGCACACACAACGTCGCGCCGGTGACGCTCGACCCCGCGCTGCCGGCCTGCGTGTTCTTCGATTTCAACATCAACCCCGCGACCGCGGGCATCGGCCAGGTGCATGGGGATCGGCCGGTGGTCTATCGAGAAGTGAAGATTCGACACGCGGGTGGTGAAGCCACCAGGGCCAGCGCCAAGCGGGTGCAGGAACTCTTACGCGAGGTGGGCCACATCGGCCAGGTGCGCATCTACGGGGACGCCACCGGGAAGAGCGCGAAGACCACAGGGCCGGCCGATCACGCCGTGTTAAAGGAGATGTTCCCCAATGCGGTGTGGTGCATCCGCTCGAGCAACCCGCACGAGAAGGATCGCGTCTCGGCGGTGAACAGCGTGTGCGAGTCCATGACGGGCGCCCATCGGTTACGGATCGACCCGTCGTGTCTCGGGCTGATTGCGGACTTGGAGCAGGTCATCTTCGCGGACAACGGCGAGCTCGACAAAAAGAGCAACACCGAGTTAACCCATCTTTCTGATGGCCTCGGCTATTGGATTGTGAAGGACTTCCCGACGGTTGCGCCGCCTGTGCGCGCCGGCGCCATGTCCCTGGATTGGTTATGACCACCACCGCACAGACGCAGACGTTTCCCAACCTCGGCCCGAAGGTGGCCGCGAACCGCCACCCGATCTACGACCTGCTCGAGGACGAGTGGATCAAGCTCGGGCATGTGCGCGAAGGGACGGGCGGGTTCAAGGACGGCACCTACCTCGTGGCCCATGCCCGGGAATGGCTGGATCACACGAGCGTGTCCACGGCTGCGGATGGCACGACGACGACCACGGTCAATCCGAATCCTCGCAAGCCCTCACCGAAACTGAAGGCGCGCCGCACCCTCGCGCGCTACGAGAACGTGGCGAGTGCCATCCTGGAAGCGAAGAAGGCCGCGCTCTTCCGAGAGCAGCCCGTCCGTCGCCTCGGTGACGATGAGAAAGCCGCGGATGCGCCGAAGGCCCCGCTCGAGCTGTGGTGGGAGAACGTCGACGGCACGGGCACGCACATCGATGACGCGATGCCAGCCTGGTGGGACTTGGCCGCGACCTTCGGCCATGTAGTGCTCTACTTCGAGCTGCCGGCCGCCATGCCCGAACAGACCGATGGCGAAGTGCGAACCGCGGCCGATGACGGCTGGCCCTACGTGCGCCTGTATACGCCGCTCGATGTCATCAACTGGCTCGTGGACGAGAACGGGGAGATCGTCTCCCTGAAGGTGCAGGAAGCGGTCGCCGCCACCACGTACAACGAGCTGAAGCCCGTCACGCAGTATCGCGTCCGCATCATCAACAAAGAGGGCTGGAAGCTCTACGACGCCAAGACCGGCAGCGCCATTTCCGAGGGGACGCACGAGCTGGGCTGTCTGCCGGTGGCGTTTCTGTTTGGCAAGCGCCGGGCGATTCTGTCCGACGTGGGCCAGTCCGTGCTGGGCGATCCGCGGAACTACATCGACCTGTTCAACCTAACCAGTGAGAAGCGCGAGCTCGAGCGATCGCAGACGTTCAGCTTCATCAACCTCCCGCTGGGCACGGGTCCGGATGCGCCCACGGTCGAACAGGCGCAGGCCATGATGGGCAAGCAGACCGGCACGATGAACGTGCTGTTCAGCGCGGGCCCGGCCGCGATTCTTTCGGCGGATGCGGAGAACGTCAAAACCTACCAGGACGACATCCAGCAACTCAAGCGGGACATTTATCGCGAAGCGGGTGTGCAGTGGGAATCGGATTCGAAAGACGCCGAGGCGGAAGGCTCGCTCGTGGTCAAGCGCGAGGAGATGAACACGCGCCTCGCCGCGTACGCCGATGAGTGCGAACAGACTGAGTACACCCTGGCGGAACTCTTCTATCGCTGGAAAATGGGTGCCGAGGGCGCGGACAAGGCGATGGAGAAGGACGGCGTCACGATCAGTTATCCCCAACGGTTTGATGCGGCACCCTTTGACGCGGTGCTCAAGCAAGTGCAGGCCGCGATGTCGATCGGCATGCCGACGGAGTTCCTGAAGGCGATGCGCAAGGCCCTCATCAAGAAATTTGAGGGGATGGGGAACCTGACGCCGACACAGGTGCAGGCGATCGAGGACGCCATCGATGCGGCCGAGGACGACATGAGCCCGACCCAGCTCATGCAGGCGAAGATCGAGGCGCAGGCGGGCGGGCCAGTCGGGAAGAAGCCGAAGCCGGGTGAGAAGAAAGAACCGCCGATGAAGAAACCAGAGGCCGCATGAAGACGATCGCGTATGCCGTGTTGTGCGTGGCGGGGGTCGTCTGGGCTGTGTTCTGCGTGTTGTGGTTCTTACGGGGATGAGCGCCAACCCCTTCATCCGCGCGGCCGCCCGTACCGCCGCGGAAGTCGACCGGCTCAGCGACCTGTTCGCCACGCATCTCCGGCGTGTCCTGCGCGACCTGGAGCGCAAGCTGGACCCGCTGATTCGCGAGGCGTCCGAGGGCAACCGGACGGCCATCGTCCGCGCCGCTCAGGCCGCCCGCACGCGGAAGGAACTGCGGGAGGCGCTGACGGCGTCCGGCTACGCGCAGCTCGCCGAGACCGCCTATGGCCCGCGCCTCGATGGCCTCGTCGCGCGTGTCTTAGCGACCAGACGGCTCGCGAAAGCGAGCGGCGAGCTCGCGCGAGGGGTGGAGGGGAAGCTCGCCGCCCTGCGCGCGCTGGCCCAGCAGGACTTGCTTCACCTGGGCGACGCGACCGCCTACGAGCTGTGGCAGGCCACCGTGCGCGGGGTGTTTGCGTCACGAGACTCGCGTGACATCGTCGCCGACCTGGTCGACATCCTCGACGCCACCGAGCCGCAGATTAGGACGCTCTACGACACCAGCCTGTCGATCTACACGCGCCAGGTGGAAGCGCTGCAGGCGAGTGAGGATGAAGGCGCGCGGTTCGCGTTCATGGGGCCGGTGGACGGCAAGACACGGCCGTTCTGTCTCGAGCACGTCGGGAAGGTCTACACGCGCGAGGAGATCGACGCGCTGGACAATGGGCAGCTCGACAACGTGTTCCTCACGGGTGGTGGGTATAACTGCCGTCATACGTGGATGGAAGTGTCTCGGTTCAGCGAACTCGACGGCGACGGGCGCATTCCCGAAGTGCAGGACCAGCTCGACGAACTCGACGAGGCGGCATGAGCATCGACACCGACGCCCCCTTCACCCACGAGCTGGGCTGGACGCCGTCTCAGGCCGACGTCGACACCGCCCTGAAAGCCCGAGGTCCGTGGACGTACGACGGCACCGACCCCGCGATTGCGCTGTTCACCGCGTCCATCACGCGGTTCAACCTACGCTTCCCGCCCTACAGCCGCATTCTGGAGCTCGGGTGCGCAGAGTCGGACTGGCTCGAGCGGATGCGGCGCTGGGATGCGAGCTTCGACCTCACCGGTGTGGATGCGCGGCGACATGTCAGGCATGCGCCCGAGCCGAACATCCGCCTCGTCGAAGGCTGCGCGATGTCGCGCGAGCTGTTCCCCGCCGAGTCCTTCGACTGGATCGTGCTGCTCGGGGCGCTCGAACACTTCGGGCTGGGGTTCTACGGGGATTCGAAGCGGCCGGATGGTGACGTCGAGGCGATGGCGAACGTCGCGCACTGGCTGAAGCCGGGTGGCTTCGTGTACTTCGACGTGCCAGTACAGCCGTTTTTTAATGACGCGCCCGACGGCGTGCACGTCACCGAGAACCGGCACTTCCGCATGTACGTGCCTGACGTTGTTCACGCACGACTCGTCAGGCCGCCGCTCATCGAGCTCAATCGCGGCTACTCCCTGCCCGAACCGCACGCCGGGACCTGGTGTCACGAGCCGAAGGAGCAGCTCGTCCCGTACTGGTTCGTGGCCGTGCTCGCACAAAAGGTGATCGCGTGACCCACGCGACCGGGCGCCGCCTCTTGAATATTGTCCAATGTTGTCAAAGGGTGGGCTGCTGCCGCCAGACAATCTACAACTGGATACGCGCAGGGAAGGTCGAAATCGTCTACACGGCCGGTGGTCGCTTGCGCATCTACGAAGACAGTTTATGGGTGTCCAGGTTACGAAGACCTTCGGCTCGCTCGCGGATCTCCGTCTCACCGACGCTGCACTGATGCGCGAGGTGGGGCTGTTGGCGCGCGAACGCCTCATCCGCCGCACGATCGCCGGCCGCGACCAGGACGACCAACCCTTCGCTCCGTACAGCGCCGCGTATGCCGGCCTGCGACGGAAAGAACAGCTGAGCACGAACGTGAATCTCCAAGTCAGCGGGCAGATGTTGAACGCGATTCGCATCGTCGCGGTGACAGACACGAGCGTCACGCTTGGCTTCGCGTAAAGGGCCCACGTTCGTCCAGCGGAGTCGCAGCGTACCTCCGGCGGAGAAGGCGGCGTATCACCACGTCTCTGGCGCCGGGAAGAAGAAAGTGAAGCGCAAGTTCTTCGGGTTGAGCCCGGCCGATGAAGCCGCCATCACGGATCGGGTGGCGCTCGGCATTGAACGGGCTCTGCGATCGTCACGCATGTAACACCACGTAACACCAGGTATCGGTCGACAGGTATCGGGAACACCAGGTATCGGAGATGGAGTGACACATGCCCAGGATTGAACTCGAACTGGACGACAAGGGCGATGTCGTCGGCGACGTGCCGGCGGAGATCGCGGCCATTCTAAAGCGGGTTGAAACAACCTCACATGGCGTCGGCTATGGCAAAGGGGTTGAGCAGGCCGCCAAGGATGCGAAAAAGCAGATTGAGGACGCGATTGCGCTCGAAAAGGCGCGATTCGACGCGTTACAGCCGCTCGAGCGTGAGCGGGTGTCTCGCATGGAAGCCGACAATCAAACCTTGTCACAGCGGTTGACGGAGGCGTCCAAAGAACACGATCGGACGCTGAAGCAGCGCGAAGAAGCGCACGCCCGTCAACTCGTCGAGAACGCCGAGCAGTTGAAACGGCGCAACGAGCGCATTCAGACGCTGACGGCACGCGAGATTCGCATGGAAGCCCTCCAAGCGGGCGCCCGTGATGAATCGCTCGATGAGCTCGAGGTGATCCTTGGCCGGTTCATCGGCTATGACGACGACATGTTGCCGTTCGTCAGGCAAGCCGACGGATCGCCACAACTCCAGGCCGGGAAACCCGTCCCACTCGGATCGTTCGTCAAACAATATCTCGACAATCATCCCCATCACCGCCGCGCGGCGACGGGCCGGGGCGGAGACGCACGCCGGGGGGCCAGTTTGAGCGGCACCACGGGTGCGCCTGCCACGGTCGAAGCGGCGCGGCAGCGGTTCGAGGGCGGGGATCGATCGCCGAGTGCCATCAACGACATCTTCGAAGCCAGCCGGAAGAAACGGGCGGGCTAAGAAGTCGTCGATAGGAGCGCGCTATGGCCTTTTCAGGCATGTCGACCAACAAGTACTTCACCCCCAACCTGGTGGGCGAAGACGTCTCGGACGTGATTGCGACCCTCTCCCCGTATGAAGCCCCCTTTCTCGACTGGCTGAGCGACCCGGATGGGTTCGCGACCAGCACGAAGCACGAGTTCATCGAAGACTTCATGCGCCCGCGGACGATCGTCACGTCCACGGCGATCGCGTCTGCCACCGCGGCGACCGGCATCACCGTCGCCGGCGGACTCGGCGAAGCGTTGACGGTCGGGACGATTCTCGAAATCACCGGCATCGCGCCCGAGCGTGTGCAGATCACCTCGATCGTCGCCGGCGGCAACTCGATCCTGTTCTCGCGCAACTACGACGGGCAGGGCATCGGCTCGCTGGCCGTGGGCTCGACCATTGTGGTCCGCAACCCGACCGCGCCGGAAGGCGACGAGCACGCGGGGCTGC